GGTTGATCGCCTCGCGCTGTTGAAACTCATGCTCCCAGGCGGCGCTCTTGAGCCCCAGGCCGGCACGCATATCGCTTTCCGCCCACTGACCCTGCTGGGCCAGCCCGCCGTATGCACCTTGCCAATGGGGGGCGTCAATTCGCAAGTTTGACCCTCAATTCTTCCTGTTCTTGTGGTGTCAACTCCGCTCCGTCTATTCCGATGCCCTCCGCGCTGATGGGCAGCTTCAGATCAAGCTTGTCGGTGGTGCACTTCGCGGCGTGCTGGCGATGGTGAAACCCGCATCGTCGCATGACGTAGTCGACGTAGGCTATGATGTCCTCATGCTCACGCCGTTGACGGACTTCCACGTCGAGCGTATCGAGCCCACAGGCGTGGCAGGTGTAACCGGCTTTCTTCATAGCAGGAGTGTCAATTCTCATGGTCGATCTCAAACTCCTCGTGGGCGCATTCCTCGTCTCCGCCGTGCCAGACTTCCTTGTGTGTGCGGTGCAGCTCGGTCTGGTCCTTCCCGGGCGCCGCGAACGCCATCATTTGCGTCTTCGCTCCGCACGGACATTGCACCTGGCACATCATAGGACCATATCCCACAAGCCGGTGCCCAGGCTGGAGAGCACCAGTTGGCTCAGATCCTGGAAGCCAAACTGCGACTCCTTCTCCATGGTCTGCAGGGCCTCATCGCGGAAACGGGACTCGTCGGCCGCCCGCTGCGTGGCGTCGTTGAGGGCCGGCCACACGCTGTAGTCGGTGGGCTCGAAGTCCACCCCGGATTCCAGAGAGGCCAGCGCTCCGGCCAGCTGGTTGCCGGCGTTGACGTAGGCGGTGTCTGCGGCGTTAAACTGCGACGTGGTACCGGCCAGGTCCTTGAGCGCCTGCTCTTTGAGCTGCCGCTCGGCGGCGTCGATCTGTGCCCGCACCTGCATTCCGCCGGTGTCGGCCAGCACGGCGAGGGCGCCGCGATCCTGCCCGGACTGCCCGCTGCCGTAGATCCCACGGCGGGCCTGGTCGGCCTGCATCATGGCGGAGTTGCGGGCGTAGCTCTGGGCGATGGGTTGCGTGGCCGCGGTCCGCTCGGTGGGGCTGAAGAACTCGTAGCCCGGCGCCGCCCGTTCCATCATGCCCTGCATGGCCAGGTTGCGTCCGGGATCGTTGGCCCAGGACGTCGCCGCGTCGCCCACCTGCTGCTGCTGGCCGGTGAGCCAGTCGCGCCCCCGCTGGAGCTGGGCCATTTCATCGTTGCGCGTGTCGTAGGCCGATCGCTCATTGGCGAGCATGGCCGCGCGATAGCCTGGCGTCTGCTCCTGGTACATGGCGTAGAACGACGCCGGATCGCGGATGTACTCGGGGAAGTTCACGTCCGCCCAGCTTCCGGCAGTGGGGTTCCACACCTGGCCGCTTTGATTGAATCGGTGGCCGGGGGTGTCGAGGATGTTGGTCCAGTCGCTGCCGAAGGCCGGAGTCGGCGGGGCGATGGGGTTGTGCAGGACCTGGGATTCGGGATAGCCGCCCGAGCCGCTGACGTTTCCCAAGGCGCTTTGGTTGTTGCGGTTAAAGAGACCGCCGCCGCCCCATCCGGCCAGGGGTCCGAAGCGGGCCCGCTGGGTGGTGGAACCCTTGGTGGCCGTTCCTCCTCCGCCCCAATCCGACCAGGACATGGTTGCACTCCTTCGCAGGGTCTACCGTACTGTAGCCGATCAGCCGCCAGTCACCAAGAACAGCGGAAATTCACTGGAGGCGCCTTCTGGCGGTCCGCCGGCCACGCCGCCTTCGGGTAGTTCCGGCTCGATCGGCAGATCGAACTCCCCGCCGCCTATCCCGCCGCTCAGTCCGCCCAGGCCCACGCGAGCCGCCGGCGGGTGCAATCCTCCAAATCCACTGTTGAGCATGGTTCACTCCTCAAAAACAAACTTCGCCTTCAGCGGCTGCAGGATGGCTCCGATGTTGCGCAGGGCCCAGCGGGTCGAGGAATCCAGGATCAGCTTTCCGTCGACGGTCGGAGGGGTCCAGCGCAGGCGGGCCTGCTGGTGCAGGCTGATCGGGTAATAGACCGTGTTGGTACCCGGTTCCACCGAGCACGTGATGTGCACGGTCGCGGAAATCGATCCGGCGAAGGCTGGCACCTGCTTGAGGATGCTTGCCGAATCGTCGATGTCGTAGGTTCCGTCCGCGCTCTGCAGGACCAGGGCCAGCTCCATGGCCGCGGCCGCCGGCGTGGCCCCCAGCCCCTCCAGCTCGATGGCGTGCAGGACGGTCCGCCGATTCGCCGCCGTGCGAATCTGCCAGAGGGACTTGGGATTGGCCGCCGGGGTGATGGTGGCCAAGTTGTGATGCAAAAGAACACCAGCCATGAAGACTCCTTTCATTGACCGACAGGCTCGGCGTCCAAGCCGAAACCCACGATGCTGAAGTTGGGATGCCAGCGGGAATCGCCGCTTTGCGGATTCCGCAACAGGACGGTGATATCGGAGCCCACCTCGGCCACCTTGTGGTGGGCGGTGGGTCCGGTCATGAGATCGATCACCTTGTACTCGTCGACGTTCCGCGGGGACGTGCGGAAGCCTACCTCGATCTGCCGCTGCAGGACGCCGGCGGGCAGGGAGTTGCTCAGGAACCAGCGCACCCAGTAGAAGTGGCCGTCCAGCCCTTCCTTGAGGATCACGCGGCCGCCCTGGTAGGCGAAGGCGGGCATGGGCAGGGTATGGTCGCGGTCGCGGAGGGTGAGTACGCGAAAGGGGTTTGTCCCCACGACCAGGGCCAGCCCGGTGGGCTGCAGCTCGGCTTCGCCGCCGCCCGGCTCGGGCGGGTCCGCCGGCGTGCGCGTCCCCACCACCTGCAGGATGCAGGAGGGGTTGTCCGCCGGATCATCGGGCGAGATGGTGGTCCAGGCTCCGCCCTCCACGCCGTAGTGGCAGCACAACACCTTGGTCCGTTGATTGTCGATGCTCAGGTTCACCATGTAGAGCAGCTGTCGCTCGGGATCGAGGCCGTAGGTCACGGCCTGGTTGCGGCCCCAGGTCTGGTCGCCGACGAACTCCCGCCAGGTGGGATCGATCAGCCCGGAGACCTTGGTTTCGGAGAGTCCGTCGAAGGTGTAGAAGCCGTCAGCGCCGTTCCACCCCACCCGCGACGAGCCCAGGGGGATGATGCCGTTGCCGCCGGCGTTGTTGGCGCAGCCCACCACCACTTTCGTGCGGTAGAAATCGTGGCCGGAGGGCAGGAGGGCGGCGCCGGTCGCTACGGTCTCGTTGGTCGCTCCGACGATGGCGCCGGAGAGGATCCACGCGCTGCGTTCCTTGCCCACGACCAGTTGCCCGGCCTGCTCCTGCAGGCCGGTGACATTGCCGTCGTCGTCGGCCAGGAGAAAATCGTCGGGGTGCACATGGGCCGGCTGGTTGATCGCTGAATAGCGCAGCAGAGCCGGGTTGCGAAGATCGTTGTAGTACATCCGCGACTTGTAGAAGTAGGCCACGCTGGCGTACTCCGGGATGCCGTTGCGCGTCGGGGCGAAGGGTCCGGTGATCTCGCTCCCGGGGACGAGAAAGTCGTAGTCCTGCGGGAAGGGGCTGCCGATGGGAAACTCGAACCAGAAGACGAAGCCGGTCTGCCCGGCGGTGACGTTGCGGACGTAGGCCCGCACGTGGGTGATGTGCCGGCCGGTGGGGGTGGCTCCCCAGACGATGCGCAGACGGGGCCGACTGACCCCGTCGAGCGTGGTGAAATTGTCGGTGAAGACGGCGTTGGACTCCGCCCCGGAATCGGCGTCGTAGTAGGAAAACCCAAACTGGTATTCGGTCAGCTCCTGCAGGCTGATGGGGCGGGCGGGCAGATCCTTCACCTGCCACAGGATCTGGCCCTGGACCGGCGGCGGAAAGCCGGTATCGATCTGCGCGTCGGTCGCGGTGGGCGTCAGGGTGGTGGTGGGCGGGGGGATGCCCACCTGGTGCATGATCAGGTCGCCGCCGATGCGGAGCACGCGCAGGCCGTCGACGTAGTACAGGGCCTGGTCGCCGAAGGCGAACGTCCCCTGCCGCTCCTGCAGTCCGGAGAGTCCGCCCACCGACAGATTGCAATACAGCATGTTGCCCACGTGCACGACGTTGGCGGCCAGGCGGGCGGCGGATAATCGCGGCGGGTACCAGTCGACGCCGGCGTAGACCTTGCCCGGCGGATAACCGGCGAATCGGGTGTCCTCCACCAGAGGCGGGCGCACCTGGATGGTCCCGTTGTCCACCAGGACGTTGTCCGCGCGGACCGCATGGCGACGGGAGATCTCCCGCGGCTGGTGCACGGTGTCGAGCCCCAGGAAGGGGCCCATCACTTTGATGGGACTGGATCGTTCCCTTTCCGCCATTAGAACCTCTGGGATACGTGGGCCTGCAGGCTGGACAGCTCGGCCATCATCATGGCCTCGGCCCGGGCGTACTCGATGAGCACCTGCTCGTTCATGCGGTTCTCGCTGCCCTTGGCCAGCATCGCCGCCCGCATGGCGATGATGTGATGGAAGTCGGGGGGCACCATGAGGGGGTACTGCCCGTCAGTGGTGAGATCCTCAATCGAAGGAATGTAGGAGACTTCGATCACCTGGTCCCTGGGGGCCAGGGCCTCGAAGCCCAGCACCCACTCGCCGGCGGAGCTGCGGTAGCAGTAAACGCCTTCTCCCACGGAGGAGTTTTCCAGGGCCGGATAGTAGGGGCCGCTCGAACTGGATTCGGTCGCAGGGCGAAGGGTGAGCCGGGTCCGTCCCAGGTTGCTGGCGATTGCGGAGACAGCCGTGATGCTCTCCACCCGGTGGAACAGGACCGGGCGGCGGACCGCCATATCGTCGTCGAAGACGTATTCCCGGGCGGCGCTGGTGACGGCGAAGGCGATCCGCGTGCGCGAGAGGTTCCACAGCCGCCCCGCCGACTCGACCACGCTGACCACGATGGGGTAGGCGATGCCAATCAGGCTATCCAGGTAGGGGTTGTCGAACTTGGTCTTCTTGGGATCGTCCAGCCAGAAGGCTGTCTCGGTCCGCAGTTGATCCAGGGTTTTGGCCATAACCATCTCCCGCCGGCGGTCGGAGACGGGGGCGGGGCCATGAGAAAACCCCGCCCCCCCGACCCTCCAGCTTCCTCACCTTCCTAGGTCGCCGCTACGCCGCAGAGCACGCCGGTCAAGCCGGCCGCATCGGTCGCGTAGTTTTCGTACAACCGCCAGATCGCCGAGCCCAGGGTGATGGCCACGGTGACCGCGACCACCGCGCTGGCCAGGGTGATGTAGTTGTTGTAGATCATCCCCGAAGCAGCCACGGCCCCGCAGATGATGCCGATGTTGACGGCGTTGCTGTTGTCGAGCCGGTTGTTTCCGATGGCCAGATCCAGGGCCGCCGCGTCGACTTTGATGACGGCGCCCGAGTAATTGCCAATAAGCATGCAATCGTGGATGCCCACCTCGATCGCCGCCCCGGTGATGTTGATGCAGCTGGTCGCCCCGGCAGTGAGCTGCTTGGCGATCAGGCCGCGTATCTTCACCCGGAAGCCGCCCACAGTGATGACGATGCCGGTCACCGACTGGAAGGAGGCGCTGTCCTCCAGGCGGCAATCGATCAGCTCCACACCGGCCCCGCTGATTTCCACCAGCTTGGTGATGGCGTCGAGGGCCGAGAAGATCAGCATATTGTACATGCGGACACGGGCGCCGCTGATACTCAGGTAGGCCCCGATCGCCCCGCCGATGCTGATGGTCGGCCGCTTACTGCTATGGCCCATGCCGATGATGGTCAGGTCGGCCTTGTTGATGTCCAGGCCGGCCGCGGTCGTGATCACCTCCGCATGCCCGGGGCCCACGATGATGACGTCGCCGGCGGCGGCCAGGGCCACCGCCCGGGCGATGGTCTTGAGCGGGGCGTCGGCGCTCGTGCCGGAGTTGTTGAGATCCACGCTCCGGGTGTGCACGCTCTGCACATAGAGCACGTTCTGCCAGGGATGAAAGACAAAAGCCTGGTTGTTCAGGGCGGCCGCGAGTTTGGGGCCTCCCTTGTTCACCATGGCGGCGCTGATTCCACTTCCCATTGCACACTACTCCTTTTTGGTAACTAGGTAAGAAGGAGGATGGGGCGGGCTCTCTTGGCTCCGCCCCGTCCGTCCCGGCTGAAACGAAAAACCGCCTTACGTCGACTGACGGCCGGTGTCGTTGGTGATCTTGCGATGGCCGCGGAACTGGACCGCGATGAGCATCAGCTCGTCGGCGGCGGCGTCGCCGCGGCTGGTCAGGGTCACGGCGTACATGGTCAGAATGTCGGCGGTCATTTCGCCGGCTACCTGCAGGGCGGCCCACTCCGTCGCCTTCACCAGGTTGGGGGTCGCCGTCGTCGTCGCATTGACGAAGGTGGCGGTTCCATCCGGAGTCGCCTTCGCGTCGCCGACCGCTTCGCCCACGGCCAGCCCCTTCATGTCGATGGTCCAGCTGATGCTCCCATCGATGGCCGCGGCTGTGTCGATGTAGATCAGCCGGGCGTGGATATCCTGGGCCAGGTCGAAGTCGGCGGCGTTGAAATCCACTATGTCATAGACTTCGTCGGCGGTATCCATGGACAAGCCGTTCAGCTCGGCGGCGGCCACCAGCTCGGCAATCTGGCCGCCGGGGGCGCCGCCCAGGGAGACGCCGTTGGCCCCCAGGCCGGTCATGTTCACGGCCTGGCGGGTGAGCAACGCGTATTTGAGGTTCAGGCCGCTGTCGTCATGGCCCGCACCGGGAGGATTTGGCATAAAACACGTCCTTTCTTAGCAAATTATCGAATTGTCGTGATTCGATAATTCGTGGTTTCAGGTCATCCCAGGGTTACACCGTCACCGGCGTCGTATCGAGATCCTTGATCACCGCCTGGGTGTTGGGGGCGTCGCACACCGGCTGCAGGTACCGGAACCAGGCCGCCTCGTAGGCGTCCTCACCGGGCACGCGGGACAAAATGGCCCCGTCCTCGTCCATCCACGAGCCCTCGTTGCTCTGGAACAGCTCCCAGTGGCTGGTGTCCAGCAGGTACATCTTGGTGGGGTCGCAGTGCTTATCACGCACGATGGGGATGTCATCGTGCATGATCGCCGTGGCCCAGCCGTTGAGCTTCTTGGTGTTGTTCTCAATCCGGCGGGCGGAGACCAGGTCGGCCATGAGCTGTCGGTGCACCTCGTAGCCGCAGATGGCCAGGTTTACTTCGCCGTTGGAATAGCGCGACACCTGGTCCACCGCTTCGGAGATGAGCGGGAAGCTGATCCTTCGCGGTGCGCCGCTGGCCAGGACGTTGCCCTGCCAGAACTCCTTGCCGGCCACGGTGCGGTCGATGCCTCCGTAGTTGCCCACGGCGGGATTGCCCGTGTCGATCACCGCATCGAGCCCCAGCACCGCGTCGTTGTACGAGCCGTTCTCGTACATCAGGTAGGTGGTCGGGGCGGCGTTGACCCCGACTCCGGTGCCGTCCGCAAACTGCGATCCGCCTGACATGGTGATGGTCTTGGTGGAGACATTCACGCTGACCGTCGCCCCGCGGACGCCAAAGCCCACATTGCCATTGGCTGAGAGCAGGACGTCGTAGCGGGCTCCGTCGTCGATGCCACGCACGTCGTCCACCGTGAACGTGGTGGCCGAGGGCGCCGTGACGATCGCGGCCACCTTGCCGCTGCCGTTGCCGAACATGTGGAAGTTGAGCATGTGCCGCAGCTGCTTGACCAGGTTGAGGGTCTCCAGGTCATAGACCCGGGCTTCCGCGGCGGTGGGCACGTTGCTGGTCGAATTCATCATCGAGCCGGGGATGCGGATGCGTCCATACATCCGCGTGTAGTTGAAGTTGGCTCGATCGACCTTCTGGTAATCGCTGTTGGGCAGGTGCCCCGCGGAGCTGAATCCCCGGCCTCCCGATTTCCCCTTGTGCAGGGAGATCGAGATCTGGGAACCTTCCGCGAAATTCGAGGTGGTGTTGCGGGTGAGGTACTGCAGCAAAATCGACTGCAGGTTGAACATCAACCGCATTTTTGGGCGGTACACTGTGCGTAACAGTGCCGCCTGGGTGGTCCGACTGGCTTCGACGGCCATAGGCGCGCTCCTTTATGAGGCGTCGTCTGGCCGCCAGGGGTTGATCCCTTTGGGCCCGGGCTCCCGCCAGAGCGGAAACCCGGGCCCTCAGACGGTTGTTGCACCAACCGTAGGGGGTTTTCCAAAGTAGGGTCTACACTTTTTTCCCGCGTTCCTTCTTGAGGAACTTCTGGGCCTTCTGTGAATAGCGGGCGTTCAACTCCGCGTCGGTTATGGCGAAGGCCTTCTCATCTCCTGTCCCGCACAGGGATCCGTCGAAGTCCTCCTCATCGCTCTCGTGGGCCGGCGGGGCCGATCGTCCGCCCCCCTTGCCCGAGTCGACCGCGGCGTCTTCCTTCTCCAGGCGTTTCTCCGCTTTGGTCTGCTGCTCGCTCTTGCCGGAGCCCTTGCCGCGCCGCTCGCACTCCGCCTTGGTGGCCTCGGCCAGCTTGGCCTTGGTCTCGTCGTAGCTCCATTTGGCGTAGTCCGGGTTCTTGGCCACCGTCTCGGCCGCCGTGGCCTGGATCTGCTTGAGGTCGGTGGCGTCGAATCCTTCGAAGCTGTCCACCACCCCCTTGACCGTCTCGGTGAACTCCCGGCGGCGGTTGGCCCCTTCGACCAGCAGCTCCGCCTGTTTCTGCTGCATGGGGGTCAGGGGGGTGTTGGGATCCACCGCCTGGGATTTGGCGCTGCTGCTGGCCATGGCCCGCTTGACCGCCTCCCCGGGGGCCAGTCCCGAGTTGCGCATCTGCTGCACGGCGTCGCGCTCCTGCGGGGTCAGTTCGTCATCATTGAGGGTTTCTTCGTCGCTCATGATTTCCTGCTCCTTTTCTTGAGACACTTCCGTTTGGTGATCGCCGCCTTGGGAATCTTCATGGTGGCGTCCGCCCGTTCTGCCCCTGCCCATTGGCGCCCGCTTGGGGAGCGCCGGGTGCGCCCGCCGGATTGGGCCGCCCCGGCCCCGGAGATACAGGCGGGCTTCCCGCTCCCGCGGGCGCACCAGGAGCTCCCACCGGCGGAGCGGTACCGCCGGAGATCTGCATCAGGTAGGCGGAGACCTCCGCCTGCATGGCATGGGGCAGGAGCTGCTTGAGCCAGTGCCCGAACATGTGCTCCTTCATATGCACCCAGTGGGCCATGCCGATCTGTGGATCCTGGGCCACGGCGTCGCGGTACCTCGCCGTGGTGGTGAGCTGCTCGTGCTCACGGATATGGGCCGCGTCGTTGTCCCCGTAGGCCGCGCGAACCTTGGAACGCTCCTGGGCGCTGGCCAGCAGCATCTCGTTTTCGCGGTGGGCGTTGCAGCGGTGCTCCGCCTCCTCGTCGGTCTCTGGGGGCAGCTGCTCGTTGATCCAGCGCAGCATGGTCGATCGATGGGCCTCGTTGGTGGGATCCATCAGGCCCATCTCCACCGAGCCCTTGATCAGATCCAGCACGTCCTGGGGCTCTCTGGCCTTGGTGAGCACACAGCGCACGTTGGCTGATTGCGGCCCGACCGGTGGGTGCTTCATCAGGCTCCGCCCTTTGAACGTCATGACCTCGTATTGCCCGTTCTGGCCGAGGAGTCCCAGGGTGCGCTCCTCGTCGTAGTACTGCCACATCAAGGCCACGATCTGGCTGCCCACCTCGCTGGCGGCGTCCTCCACCAGGGTTCGCGTGGCCACCTGGACCAGCTTGTCGCCGGATTTCATCAGCTCGGCATGCTTGCCCGACTGCTGGCTGTTCTCTGACTGCCCCATGGTGGAGCGGTGCACGTTGGCGACGTCCTCCATGTCCCGGGTGTCCATCTGGTCCAGTTCGCCCATGTAGGCCGGCGGAGGCGGCAGCTCCAGGGCTTTGACCTTGGCGATGCCCTCGGCCTTCATGTGGATGACCTTGGGCCATTTGCTCATGGCGTCTTCGGGAAAGCCCGAGCCCGGCTCGACCAGGATCCGCGGGTCGATCGTCGCCCGCAGGTAGCCATTGAGCAGGGACCGGGTCTGGTTCTTGTTGCGCTGCAGGCTCATCAGGTCGCGGACGGCGCAGGTGGGCCGGAAGCTGTCCGGGTCGGGTAGCTCGGTGAAGCGCACGATGGGGATCCGCCCGTGTACGTAGGGGTGGGCGGTCTTCTTCAGCGCCGTGTTGCCGGCCACGATGCCCAGAAAGCCTTCGGGGCAGATGCCGTGCAGGCGCGGCCGCCACAGCTCGTGGGTGAGCACGTCTTCGCTCTCCCCGCCGGCGGTCTGGGAGTCCGTGTTGCGCATCCCGTAGTCGGCCTCGTAGCGGTTGTGCTCCCGGTACTTCTGGCCGGCGTCGGCGGCGATCTCCGCGGCCTTGGCCCCGTACCTCTGCCGCAGCCATTCCAGGGGCCGGAAGCGGGAGACCAGGATCCACCCCGCGTTGGTGATGTTCTTGCTGTGCTCGGGCTCGGTCACGTCGAACCCGGTGATCCACTCCGCGTCGATCTCCCCGCGCGGCAGGACGATACCCCCGTTCTTGAGCTTCACTTTAGAGGGGTCCACCTTCCGTTTGCCGGCTACCATCTGCTTGAGGCGATCGGTCCAGGCGGCCTTCATGGCCGGGTCCTGGGGATCCTCGCCGGGCTGCTTCATCATGCCGGCGCTGAACCAGTCCTCGCCGCCGGCGAAGGGATCGTAGGTCAGGCGACAGAAGGAGACGCCGGTGCAAAACATGGTCCAGAAGCCTTCCAGCAGTCGCGTCTGCCCCTGCAGGTGCGATGCGCCGAAATAGTGGCGGACCAGTTTGGAGAGCGTGCGGCTGTTGGCCACGTCGTCGTTGTCGTTGGTCTGGGGATAGACCTGGAAGGTGATCGGCCCGCCCAGGACCATACCCAGGTAGGCCAGAACGAATCCGCGAAGTTTGTTGATGATCACCGGCTCGCGCTGTTCGAGGGGGACGTCCATATCGCCGCCCTCGTCCACGAGGCTGCGACTGGCGTTGCTCCAGATCAGATGCTGGTTGCCCTTGACCCAGGCGAGCTGCACGGCGGCGTCGCGCTCCCATTCGTAGCGCCGGGCCTTGCCGTTGGCGTACTGGTGGGTGACGAAGGCGATCAGGGCGTCATCGGAGACCTGTTCGGGATCGGTCCAGTCGATGCGGTGTGCGGCCATGGCCCCGGCGCCGTCTGCATCCTGCATCCGGGCCTGAATCTCGTCGGGCACGTGCTCGCGTATGGCCGCCATCCTTGGCTCACCCCGTTCATCCTTGAACGTTTACGGGGGCCAGGTCCAGGTCGCGAACGTGGGTCTGGCCCCCTTCTGGTTTTAGACGGTCAGATCAGCCCGTTGAGGGCGATGGCTGCGTTGGCGTCCATACGCGCCTCGCGAAGCTTCCGCATGGCGGTCGAACGATCCGCACACTGCGGGCAGTTGTCTAAGATCGCCTGCCCCAGGGCGATGGTGGCCTTCTGCACCGCGGCGAACTTCGGAACCATGTCCGGAGTCGGCGAGTGATAGGTCATTACCTCAGTCAGATTTCCGCCCTCTACTTGTCCCATTCGGTCAACCTTTCCAGTTCAGCACGCTGCCTTTTATGCTGGTATTTATTCAGCGATTTTATTCAGTGCTCACTTCGGGGGCCACGGCCCGGGTTGCGGAATCCGCTGTTCCAGCTGCACGATCAGATCCTGCAGGTTTGAGACCCGCTCCTGGAGCTGGTCGATCTTCCGGGCGGAGGCCTCCCACATCTGCCCCCATTGATCGATGCATTGTCGGGCTTCCTGGGCACAACAGCCGCTCACGACGACTGGTGGCTTGCCGGGCACGCAGCAACCGGCGACGAGGGCCAGGGCGACCAGTCCCCACAGCGATCCAAGGCCCGTTCGCCGGGCCGATACACCTGGGCCTCCCGGAACTCCTGGTGTTTGATTTTTTCGCATAACTCGATCCCTTCTGCGCTCAGGCGGAAGCACACCAGGCGGATCAGCTCCGCCAGGCTGTCCACCTCCATTTTCCGCATCACCTTGGCCCGGTGATGTTCCACCGTCTTGCCGCACAGGCCCAGCCGCAGGGCCGTCACCTTGTTGGACTGTCCTGCGAACATGGCCCCGAGCAGTTGCCGCTCCCGCCGGGTCAGCCGCTCCAGATTCATCACCCGCTCAGGATGTGGCAGGGACGGGAACCACTCCGTCCACTGGGAATCGCCGGCGTCCACAGTACTCGCTCCACAGGGCCCGGATCATGTCCCGATCGTCCGCGTCCAGCGCCTGGTCTCCGGCCCGCAGGGCCAGCAGCTGCCGCTTCCAGAACGACGGCAGCCGGGAACCCAGCAGATCCCCAATCAGGGTTGCGTCTTCGCTCAGCACTTGGGCTTTTTGCCGCCCTTGCTCCCCTTCTTGGTCTTGCCCCCAACTCCCTTGGCCGGCGGGCGCCTGTCCTTCAGGTTGGCCGCCTGCGTCTCCCGATTGGCTTCCGGCTTCATCGCTCCCACGGTCGCACTCCTTATCGTAATCGGTTCCAAGGCGGCCTTGGCCGCCCACTCATTGTGCTCGCACAGCGTATTGTACGAGTCCAGGCTCAGCAGCGCGTGCGGCGCTCCGCACGCGGTACACAGCAGATTCGAGACCGTCATCCTGCCGCAGCGGCCACAGGGCAGTAGCCGCTCTGCCAGGGGATCACCGCTGGATCGGCGGTCTACCCGGTCCGCGGTTCTGGATCCCCGGCCGGTTCGCTCCTGGAGCCGCCACTGGCGCCGGGGCTTTCGGCTGCTCCGCGGCGGCCGGTTTTGGATTGGGCTTCGGGCCCGGCGGCGCATCGGGATCGGGCGCTGCCGGCGGCGGAATGGAGGCCGTCGCCACCATGGGCCCGTCCCCATCCTGGCTGATCGACTCCTTGGCCGCCGCCCCGATCTGACCCACCTGGGTCACCAGGCTCTTGGCCAGGGAGTCCAGCTTTTGGAGAAGCTCGGGCGGCGGATCATTGAGCCACGAGCCCTTGATCGTGATCGTGAAATTCTTCATGGGATCGGTCCTTTCAAACCATGCGACAGACGCCTCTCACCGTGGGATCGTCCGCAATGTTCTGCGGAGACAAGAAACCGCGGTCGTCGTACTTGAACCCCTTGCCCGCGGACCGGAAGCACTGATCCACGAACTCCGAACAGGTGGGCCGGGAAAACTGCTGCGGCTTGTAGCGCCGGAACCCCAGGGCGATCTCCACCACATGGCGCAGGCCGTAGGGCGAAGGGAAGTTGTCCAGGGCGTAGCGGTGCATGAGCTGCAGTCGCTCCGGGGTGACCCAGTCGCTGCGAGCCAGGACCGCCCCGTCGGTGGACTCCGCGACTTTTTCGAGCAGGGGAACCCGCGTGCGGTGCGGCTTGCTGGCCTCGTGCACCACCAGCAATTCGCCCTCCCAGAAGGCGATGCTCACGTGCGACCACTGCGAGCGGGTCACGCGGCGGATGCACCAGGCGATGAACCCCTTTCGCGAAAAAAAAAGCAGGTCGCCGTCCCGGACGTCCTCCAGGGCGGCGCCCGCAGTCTTCGACGGCAGGTAATCGGCGATGGCCATCACGGAGTCACCGGAGGAGTTACCGCCACGGGAACCGGGCGGGGGACGATCCCCGCCTGCATGAGCAGCTCCAGGATCCGGGGGTCGACGCCGGCCAACAACGCTGGATCGACCGGCGGCGCCTGCGGCGGCCTGGGTCCTGGCGTAAAGGCCGCGGCCAAAAGAGGCGCGACGCTTTGAAAGGCCCCGGCGTAGATTTTCAGCTTCTCGATTTCGGCGTTGCTCACGATCTGCTGCTGGGCGAGCACCAGCTGCTGATCACCCAGCCGGCCCGGCGTCATGGCGGTGATCACGTTGCCCTGGGCGTCGAGGATGGCGGGAATGCCGGTACTCTCGAACTTGGCGTGGTAATTGATCCGCTGCTCCTCGGGGAAATGGTTGATGTCCAATTCCCCCTTGGTGTCGGCGCCCGCCTTGAACCAGAACCGATCGTCCTTCCGCCCCCGGCTGTGTATGCTGGTGCTCTTTTCGAACTCTAGATTGGGCTGCCGCTGCATCTGCCCCACCATGGCGTCCGCCGTCATGGGCTTGATCACCGCCGAGCAGCCAGCCAGAGAGAAGCAGCACCAGGAGATCACCCCGAAGAGGAGAACATAAAACAACCACCCCCACAAAATCGATCGGGGGGGCAGCGGAGGCGGGGGCTGGTCGTGGAGCATGTCTTCAGGGGTCAACATCAGAAACGGTCCTTTCGGCGCTGGGCGGCCATCAGGCGACGTGCGTACTGGGCGAGCGACCGGTCCTCAAGGCCACTGGTGGCCGACATCCCTGTTTGTGCTAGCACCCTCATGGCCAGCCGCTCGCGGGTGACCCGCATGATCTTGTCCACGTTTCTCGATCCGTCGATCAACGCGGACACCTGCCGGATCCCCTCCAGTGTCTCCGTGAGCGGGCGGTCCGTCAATAACTTTCCTTCCTGTTTTCGTGAGATCACCTTGTGTCCCACGCAGGGGATGTCGTTGGCGCAGTAGGTCGAGATGGCCTTGGCCCACGATCGGTCGGCCACGGTCCCCTGGTAGGTCTCGCCGTCGCCGGGCCACCAGACGGCCCGCACGTCGTCAGGGGCCTCCTCCCAGCCGCTCATGCGGTGAATCATTTCGATCTCGTTCATGATGTTCCACCCCTTGGCGACGCTGTTGACCTCGTAGTGCTCACGGTACACCCAGACCAGGCCGGTGAGGTGAAAGGTGGTGATCGCGTAGCGCACGGCGTCGCAGGTGTGATCGTCGCGCTTCAGGGGCTTTTGTTCCTTGTCCTCCTCGATGTCCTCGTCCCAGCGGTAGGCGAAAAACTCCCGGATGGTGTTGGGGCACTTGGGGGAGACCAGGAAGGCCGAGGGCCCGGGGATGTACACCAGCCAGAGCACCACGAAAGGCGACTCCACCGAGCCCCAGTCGATGGCCCGGTAGCGGACCGCGTTGAGTGGCAGGTCGGGGATGTCGCCCACGTTCAGTTCGCGGCGGAACAGCGGGTAGATGCGCCCCGCGGCGTACTCCCAGGCCTCCTGGGGATTCTCCGGATGCTCCTGCTTGATGGCCACCGGGCTGATGGCGTCGAGCTTCTCCTTCTCGCGGGCGTACCACTCCGGCGTGCGGCCCTTCCGCTTGCTCCAGTGGATGAAGATCGGCTTGAACCCGTTGGGGCCGCGGCCGTCGGGGCGGAGCAGCTCGCCGTCGTCGCCGTAGCTTCCCCGCCAGGACTCGTAGAAGTACCCCTGGGGGCCCGCGGAGCTGCTCAGGGCCACGATCTGCCCGCCGGCGGACTCCACCCCGGGCTGGATGGCGGTCATGGTCTTGTCCAACTCGGGGATGCGGCTGGCCTCATCCAGGATGGCCAGGTCCACGGTCATACTGCGGCCGGCCTTCTGGCCCCCGACGATCGCCCGAACCAGGATCTTGTTGGGCGCCGCCTTCAGCTCGATCGATTCCTTGTTGTTGGTGGTGATGTCCTTCTGCAGCCAGGGGGGCAGGCGGTCGATGGTGTCCTTCACCCGCGTGATGAAGTCCTGGGCGTATTCCTTCTGCTGGTTGACGATGATGCAGGTGAGCCGCCGGCGGTAGGTGATCAGCCAGACCACGTAGGCGACCAGCAGCCAGGTGAGCCCCAGCTGCCGGCCCTTGAGCAGCACCAGCCAGGCGCCCTTGACCAGGTCGGGCACCACTTCCCGCTGACCCTCGAACAGGTCCATGGGCACTTCGAGGCGGGCTTTCTGATCGTAGATGATGACGAACTTGTCACAGAAGCGTTCGAAGCCGGCGGCGCCGCGGCAGGGATGGCAGGCCCAGTATTCTTCGGCGGTGGCGTCGGTGAGCGTGCGGGCGGTGAGGGCGAAGGATTCGCCGAGTAGGATCTCCGCCGTGGCTGTGATCTGCGTGGCGAGGGGATTTTTACAGAGGGTGGTGTTCCACGGGAAGGGCATCCGTGCCGTCGTCTTCTACCTCGATCGGGTAATTGAGGTTGTGACCGGGATCCACTAACTGAAAGTTCATCCCCCAGCAATCATTCTCCGATCGAGCGCGATCCATCACGCAAGCCCGGCAAAACAAGGTGAGGACGAACCCCTTCACAAAACATTGGATGGGCGCAGCGCTGCCGCCGTGCTCGTTGCAGCCCATGGCCCTCCCCAGACGGTCATGGTCAATATTGCAGGCAGGGTCTCCGCAGGCAGGGCCAAAGCTTTGGGGATTACAGATGTCCAACTTCATGGTGCCGCCTTTCGCGCGAATTCCAGGGCCTGCTTCGCCTCCAACTTATGACGCGTCGTCATTTCGGTGCACTTGGCGGCGATGTCACCCAAGCAATCGGCTTCAAAGATCGTGCCCCAGTCTGGTTGAAATGCGTACTTCCGCCATGGGGCATACCATTTGATGTGGCCGAGGGGGCTATCGTCCATACTTTTCACGGCGACGATCTTGGTCTTACCCGACGGCGATGCGCCTACCACGTCGAAGGTGATCCATCGCGCCCCAACGCCCCCGCCCCCGGATAGCTCGCTCTCATGTGGCTCGTTCACGCGTCCGCCTTTCGCAACGCATCGGCCACGATGTTGTTGGGCATGTTGTACAGATCATCAGCCTCGGGGTCGTACCACAGGAATCGCAAGCCCAGCAGAGTCAGAGCCAGGGCCACCTCATCCAAGCTGCCCCGGCTCTGGGTCCAGCGGTTCACCAGGATGATCACCGTGCACTTGCGGACCATCACCAGGTCCCCGGCCAGGATGGTTTCGTCGGGCACCACCCCGCCCATGTGGGCGGTGTTGAGGTGCGGGCAGATCACGGCCAGGCCCCGGCGCCACCCGGCGGCCGCGGCCTTCCTGGCGTTCTCGATGTTCGTCAACACCTCAAATTCTATGGGCGCCCGGTAGGGCCCGATCACGTAGGCTAGCTCCATTTCAGTTCCTTTCCCGCCGTCGCTCCTGCAAGTCTTGGATCTGCTCGGCCGGCGTGACCAGCGAAATGCTCCCATCCAACAGCTCTGGCATGATGCATTGCATGACACCGGCGAAGCGCCCATGTCGTACTTTTATTCGCTCATGGCCGGGGTCCCGTGTGATACTTCTGCCAGGCACGCAGCTGCAGGGGCCAGGGATAGGTCGAAATCCATGTCTCCGTGTTCGGATCCACCTCGTTTAGGGGGCCGCTGGGACAGCTGTGCTGCATGCGGTACACGCGGGTAAAGGCCCCATCCATCGTGCGGCAATGCTCCAGGGGAACGGCCACCGTCGCCGAGGGCACCTTGAAGTTGCCCGACCAGGCGGACCAGTCGAACAGGTCGATGTCCCCGTCCGAATCATGGTCGCAGCTCAGCAGGGCCGCGTCCCAGTCCGTGACCTTACCGTCCCTGTCGACATCAACATGAAACCCGCTCGGCGCCGCGCGATCACGGGCCAGGGCGTCTGCCTTGCGGATGTACCGGGTCACAGGTCCGTCCTTTCCCACCTCCCGCGGCCGGCGATTCAGGGGCCAGCGGGGAGCGAAGGAGTACGCTGCCGTGACCATCAGCACGGCCGTCAGCAGGCCCAGGTAGGAACTCCAATGCGGCCGTCTCATGGATTCTCCATCCTGTCGATCTCCATCTTCAAGTGGTCGATCACCTCGAAAGCATCCATCAAAGCGAAACCCAGCTCGACATTCGCAGTAGCGATGCGCCTCAGGATGGAGGCGGGGGTAGGTCGGGCATGTTGTCGATCGTCCTGCCCGTTTTCTTCTCGGCTTTGATCGCCTGCCGAAGCTCCAGGAGCTTGTTCACCCCCTCCACCTGCATGGCCGCCGCGCCGATCGTGATCTCGTTCGTGTTCCACCGCACGCGGATGTCCTCCGCTGAGTTTCTCGCCCGTTTGATCTTGAGGATCAGGGCCGACGTGGCCAGGGCATTGCCCGTCTTGTGCAACGTCCGCACGTTCTCCATCAGGATCGAGTCCAGCTCCTCCTCGTCCTTTTGCTTGGGCCCCGCGTGGGCGCTCACGTGCACCTCCTGGGCTTCCATCACCACCCCGCGGTACAGCCTTTTCAGGCTCATGCCCGGAAAGTCCACCAGCCGCTGGAGCTGCTCCCGGGTTCGCCCACCCGTGGTTAAGCGCTTGGTCGAAGCGTCCGGTGCGGTGGGGAAACCTCCAGGCCTTTTCTTCGCTTTGCTTTTCGCCTTTGTCTTCCTTGACGCTGGCATAGGGGTTTTCTCCTTTTCGAATAGCTTCGGCCCGCATCCGCAGGCCGTGTCGGTGTTGAGAGCTCTGCTCGTCGTCCCAGTATGTTCCGAGCTGCATCGCCCGGTTCTCCTCCTCAACCAACACGGCCTCGACCGCGTCCACGATACCCGCGCGGATGGTGGCCCGGTAAATGTCGGCCAGGCCCTCCGGCTTGCCGTTCTTGTTGGCCCGCTCCACACACACCCGCACCACCCTGTCCGCCAGCTTTCCGCCCAACACATCCTCCATCGAAATCATCGCCATCTCCCGCGCCTGTTTCTGTATGTACCCCCGCCCTGTAGTCCCTCCCCCAAGGGGGTCTACGGGCGGGCCTTGAACGCCGATTGTGCCTAAAACGTGCCGGTCTCTCCCGGCTGTCACCGCTATCCAGATGGAGTTGCACCAGCTTCTTCCGCGGTTGGAGGCCACGCGATCTAACCCTCTTTCAGTCCTGGCGTGCATGGCACCAGTCGGACTGCCCCCATTATAGATTGACATTCGAATAAGGGCAAGTTAGTGTTGAGTTATGGTCCGTTACTTGACGGCTGGCAGGCCCCGGCCCGGGTTTGGAAAATACGGCGTCGCCCCCAAGGATCGGCGCACGTACAACGGCGTCGTCTACCACTCCCTGGCCGAGGCCCGCCGCGCTCAAATCCTCGACTTGCTGGTCCGCGGAAACGTCGTGATCCGCTGGGAACGCCAGGTCAAGCACCACCTGGGCACCGTGCACAACGTGTACGTCGTCGATTTCGTGGTCTACGAATCGGACGGATCCGTGCACGCCGAGGACGTCAAGGGCTGCCGCACGCGGGACTTCGCCCGCAACGTGAAGCTGTGGCGCGACTACGGCGCCATGCCCCTGCATTTGTTGACCCCCGGTGGACGGAACCGCTGGGCGGTCGAGATCATCGACCCCAAAGGAAAGACTCCCCATGCTGACGCAACCGATTCATCCCATCGACAAAAAAAGAAACCGGTTCCTGCTCCAGTTTCATGACGCCAACAACTACGTGGTGGGCATCTGCCCGCTGTATGTGTTGGGTTTTCGCCAGACAGGCAGCGGGACGCAGGTTTCCGTCGCCCGCGGCGGGGCGGTGGACGTCTTCAATGTGAAGGACCTACCCTCGGAGGTGGCGAACCGCCTGGACGAGGCCTTCGAGGTGATGGAAGACTCCTTTGTGGCCTCCTTCCTGCGCAACGACGTGGGGGCCATGGAAGATCGCCTCCAGACCCGGATCACACAGCAGCTCCGGGAGGATCTCATCAAAGAGGTGACGGCGGGGTTGCGGCTCGTGGTCCGCGATGAGGTGGCCACCATGGCCGCCCTGGATGCGGCGCCTTCCGAGCCCGAGAAGGTCACACCCAAGAAAAAGGCCGGATAAGGCCGGCTAGGGCTGGCCGCGGTCGATGGTTCCCGGGTGCAGCTCACCCTTGATCACGTTCCCCGCGTGGCAGAATGCCTCTACAAAATCCTGCGAAGGGCTATTTCCCTTCATCACGTCCAGATCGTAGCGATGCACTGAGTACTTCTTCTCATTGATGTGCGTGGTGCAGATGCCCCAGAATTCGCACGACTTCGACATGGCGCCATCCGGCATGGGCTTGAGCGGTGCGTAGTACCTCCGCCCGTCCTTGCGTTCCACGATCACCACCACCCAGCGAACATCCTCCTCCAGGTGACGGACGTCTCCGTCCGCCGGACCACCGAAAAACTCTCGATCAACTGCTTTGCTCATGCCTAACGCTCCCGCAATCGTAACAGGTGAACACCCGGAACGTCATCACCTCCGCCGTATACGCCGCCCCACAGACGCACACGCGAAACACTTCGTCCGCGTTGGTTGCACACCCACACGGCAACTGATGCTCTTTGTGTTTCTCGGGCACGTGCCAATCGATCATGTGCCGCCATCCCAGGCCACTTGCTGGCCAGGCAGGTCATCTGTTCGGGGCACGGTCACCCGCGCCGCCATACGCAGGGGCCTACGAGACCACTCCATCAGGGCCTCGTAGCAGCCACCGCACAGATCGAAGTGTTTCCGCCGTCCGCGCGAGCGGGCCATGGACAAAAGAAAATGGGCATCGCGGCCCCGCCCCGAGAGCGGCATCCTGTGCCCGCAGCGATCACACTCGTGGAACCTCATAACTTGTCCAGCTTGTCCGCCTTCTCATTGAGGAGGTCCGCGATCCTCCTGGCGTGTTTGGAATCCAGTCCGATCCACGCCACCGCCACGCCGAAGTCCATCAAAATCTTCCGGTGTTCCGGGTCGATGGCGATGGCAATCTGCAGCTGCCCTTGATCGTGCTTGTTCAACGGCCCCTTCTCATCGAACCGCCCAAGAGGCCCCGCTTTTCCGCTGATGCTCATGCGGCGTCCCTCACGTTGGGGTCGATGGTGATCCCCGCCTCGTCTTCCCGGACCAGCACGTGTTTGCCCCGCCCGTGGATGTACAACGCGACAGCCTGGCCGCCTCCGGTCCCCAGGGCCACCTCGTGATTTCCCCTGCTGAAGGCGGCCAGGCTCGCCAGGATCAGATCGTCCATCACGCCGGGGTCCTTGAGCAGGGACCGAAGATAGGTGGGGTCCAGCACGAACAGCAGCCCGCTTTCGCAGGGAGCAAAGCCGCGCGAATGGCCGGCTCGGATACGTGCACTCTCCTTGATGGTTTCGGTGGTTTCCATTTGAGTTGATCTCCTTCGGCGATACACTACTGAGTATCGGCGAATAAGTCAACATAATTAAGAAGAAAATCCTACCGAACAGAATCCTGCCCTGTGAGTTTCTTAGATCGAATGATTGATGAGATTCGAGACGGGACGCCAGAGCGCGCCCAGGGCGGTCATGGTAGTCGCGGTGGCGTCGAACTCGATCAGCAAAGACTTGTAACCCAGGGTGGGCAGGAGCAGGACAGCCTCCTGGTTGGCCACCGAAACGACCTCCGCCCCGACCGGGTTGTAGCCGCCGCCCAGGGTCGCGTCCCAGCCGATGGCTTCCAGCCAGGCCGCGGTGGCGCCCCACTTGCGGTCGTCGGTGGGTACCTGGCCGGCGTCGATCGTCTTGGTGCCCAGGGTGAGGCGGCCGCGGAACAGGCGGTGCCCGCAACCCACGTTGGGCAGGGATGTGTCCATGCCCTGCGAAGGGGTGCGCAGGTCCATCCATCCCGAGATCACGACGTCACAGATCTGGGCCGCGGCGGAGCGACCGAAGGCCCGCAGGGCCACGATGCTGACGCCGACCTCCAAGGGGATCATCTTGAGCTTGAGGGCCGCGGTGACGTCGGACGGCTGGTATTTGGTCAGCAGGGTGTCAGCGGGAGCCGTCGTCTGCGTGCGCCATGTGCGCCATTGATCGAACATGCCGAACATGTCCGCGAAGTCTAGCGGGTTATGGGTTGCTGTCCAGAGGTGGATCGGTCCGGTGGGTGATCCGCAGGAGTCCTGGATGCGGCGCCATCCACCAGGGAATCTCATAGTGGTCCTTGCAGACCGCTCCGCCCATCTCCGGGTCGGGAGCGTAGGAAATATCCCCACACAGCCGGCCGTCTTCGAGGTTGGCGATGCAGCGGTTATCGATGGGTTCCATGAGGCGGGTCATTTCTTCGTGACCCTGTTGGCTGCGGCTTCTCTCAGCTCGCGCTCACACTCCAAGTACAAGGGACTCTGCAGGCAGAACTCATTGATCGCGTTGAGGGACGAACCGTATCGCTGGGCCACCAGGTTGGCCGCGGCGATCAGGTGGTTGAACTGTCCCCCGACTCGCCACATGATTAAGATGTGCCTCGCCTTGCCCTTGGCTCGCTTGGCTTTCTTGACCGGCTTCATTCTCGGAATTATGCCCGGTTAAGGGGAGTTAGTCAACCATGATCGTTTCCGGGTTGTGTGTTCGCTTGGTCGGCTGGTCGTTTCTGTACTGCCAGGGCGCCCTTACCGGCCCCGGCGTTCCCCAGCCACACTGGGATATCACCCGCGATGGGTTCTTCGACCTCCACGACTTCGCCGAGTTTCAGAACGGCATGCACACCCAGGCCGACAGGCGGAAGGGCTATCGAACCTGCTGCGTCACGCCGGAGGACTGCCTGCCCATCTACTGTGATTGGTACGGCCCGTGAAAATCCCTCTCCCCCTCCTCCTGCTCTGCGCTATCGCCCGAGGCGGACCCATCGAGTGCATTCAGGCCGGCGTCGAGCATGTCTATGTCGATTTGGGCGTATACACGCTCATGGAACCACTGATAATTCCGAGCAATGTTACAATCTTCTGCGAACCAGGCGCTGTTTTCGAGGCAGCACCGGGAGCGTTTCTTGGCGTTCACGACTCCCTCGTCGTCATGGAGAACTCAACCAATGTTGCGATTCACAACTGTGAATTCCGAATGCGAAAATCAGACTACCAGCAGCCGCCCTATGAGCTTTCAGAATTTCGTCATGCAATTAACCTTAGGGGAGCAAGCAATGTTAGTCTGTTTAGTGTTGGAGTATTTCAATCCGGGGGCGATGGCATCTGCATTGAAGCCCTTGTCAGCGGCCCGTTCTCCGAGGACCGAAAACCGTCAAAGAACGTCACTATTGAACGTTTGACCGCCAAGGGCAATTACCGCACCGGCCTGGCCGTCGTCTCCGCAGATGGCCTTACGGTGCGTGATTCGCTGTTTGAGGGTACCAAGGGCACTTCGACGAACGCCGGCGTGAACTGCGAGCCATCCCACGGGGGCGATCAGCTTAAGGACATCTTGTTCGAGAGATGCACGGCTAGAGAAAATGGCGGTTCGGCCTTTCGCGTGAACATGGACCGCCAGAATCAAAATTCCAAGCCGGTGAGCGTTGAGTTCCGAGATTGCATCGCCGAGCGCGTGCCCATCGGCCATTCGATCATCATGCTCAATGAGTGGGGCTACAATCTCAACAGCGTCAAGCCCAAGGGACGCATCTGCTGGGACGCAAGCTGCCAGACCAACCCCTGACTATTTGCCAAGGGTGGTCTTTCCCCGCAGCGTTGCATTGCCCAGGATGCGAACGGTCGCGTCGGACGCCATCCCGATCAAGGCCACGGCGGCATCGCTCAAGATCGCTCCAATGAGTCCCCCCGGCTCCTGTTGAAACTGCTGCTGGATGATGTGCTGAGCCACGGTCGGCGTCACCCCCTTGGCGCAGAAATGCACGGCCTCGCTACCCCCAGCCGGCGATTCGTTGCGCGACTCCTGCACCACCACGCCGTCGTAAGTGGTTCGCACCGACGCTTCCTGACTCCCCGACCCGCGACGGTATCGACCGCACGAGAGCATGAGAGACAAAAACGCCCGTGACGGGAATATGTCATTGAGGCCGGGCTTGGCAATGTACGTACTGGTGTTCGTGTCGTCGCCCATGTCCTCAGCCTCGACCACGTCGCCCAGGGTATCGATGCGAATGGCGACAACGGACGCCTGGGTCGTTGAAACACTCCCTGTCGTCGAAACCTTGTGCTCGATAGTGAGCACGTCCCCGGCGGCCAGGGTGAGCCTCTGCATCGCGGCCCATGGCAAAAAGTGAATCACGGAATTCGCCCGCATGGTCTGATCGCCGTAGCCGGTGGTCCCGTTGACCGCCAGGCGCATGTTGAAGTTGGCCGTGGTCTCGTCCTTGCCGGTTTTGGCGCAGGCCAGCACGAGGTAGTCACCGGGCTCCGTGATGGTGACCGTGCTGTTGGTCACCGTCTCGAACGTCGTGCTGTTGGTGGAGCTGCCCGCCAGGATGTAGTCGTTGGCCAGGTCACATTCGAGCATTTTGAACACGCCCAGGAAGGCCTGCCTGGCCGTCGCTGCTGCACCGCCAATGGGATTGATGAACAGTTCAAAGAGTTCCCCTGCGCCCTGCGCCGTGTAGGGTGCGATCATCGGGCAGGAGAAGCGATCATTGACTGAGTCACGGACCGCAACGCTATAGCTGTAAACTCCAAAGATTTCCACCTCAAACGCCGTTATGTCAACACCCGCCGCCACCGTGCCGATCACCAGATAGCGATCACCTGGCGTCCACGTTGGAGTCAGCGCAGCCGTCGCAAAAAAAGACGTACTCGTGGTCGGACCAGCCCATTCGTTGAATTGGAAATTCCGGTTCACAGCGAGTTCCACAATGTCCGCATGGCCGCGATGTTCACATCGGCCTTGAACGCCGCGAAGGTGGAAGCGGATTGCAAGGCGGTCAGGATGGTCACCACCTGCTTTTGGAGGTCATAGGTCTGTTGGAACTTGCCGACCTTAAGATCATAGGCCCGCTGGGCCAGAATGAGTTGCCGGGCCTCGGGGATGTGGGATTGAATGTCCGCCAGGGTCGGCTTGGGAACCGGCGAGCCGGGCAGGATCACCAGGTCGTTGTACTCCGTGCCGGAGAGGGTAAACAACATTCCCGGGTAGAAGTACCCCAGGCAGAAGGCGATCTCTTCGTGGGTTGCATCGATGAGCGGCATTACAGTTTCTCCAGTCGAATCCGCAGAGCGTAGGCCATGCCGGCGGCGGTGCTCGCGTAGTTGATCGTTTTGTACTGGATGGCCACGCCGACTTTTGCGTAGAAACCCACGACGCCGGAGAACATCGTGCCCACCACATTTGCAGTAAGCAGCCCGCTTTGGCCAAGCCCCGCGGCGCCAAGGATCGGACTCACGTCCAGAGTCACGGAAGCATTCGAATCCTTATCCGTAAAAATGATTTGCGCGTTGGGCATGGTCGATGAAACAGACGCCGCCGTTGTGCAGACCAAAACCGCGCTGATCCGATAGAACCCCTCCACCACGGAGCCCGCCGCCAGAAGATCGGCGGCGGCCACGTTTGCAGTCAGACCCGTGGAATTGATTTGTGCAATGATGGAAGGCAGGCCGTTCGAAACGGTTGGCACATCACCGTACTCATCTACGATCCCCGCACCGCTGATGGAAAGTTTTGTGGTCGGGTTACGGTCCGCAGTCCCCGCCCCTTGGTTTGGCGCCACCGTCTGGAAGGCGATGCCCGATCCGCCGTTGCCCGTGGCAATGCCGGACTGGATGATGTACGTACCGCCGTTTTTGTCCGTGGCTCCGGTGGTTGCCCCACCGGCGTTCCCCGTGCGATTGTTGCCCGCCGCATTCCCGGCCGGATTGCGCAGCATCCCCTCCAGCACCGCGCCCGCCCCGGTGAAGTCGAGCCCGTTGAATCCGATGGAAGCGCCGTTACCTAGACGAAGCAGGTTGTCCGTCTGGGGGTACATGTACCGAAGGAGCGTGACGCCTGGAAGCAACACATCGCCATCGGCGCCCACCTCCACCATGGTGGTGGCCAGGAGGCCGAGTATGCCGGCGGCGCGGGACCACACCTTGTTGCCCGAGGCCCGGTAATACTGCGGGACATCACCGACGAACATCCGGTACCCGCCGATGAGCGCTTCCGGAAAAGCCCGTGGAAGGAAGCCCAAGACATTCTGGATGTCCACCGCCGAAGGATAGAGCGGCGCCCCGGGCCGCTGACCGTAAACCTGCTTGGCCAGCACGTCCTGGGACTCTCCGGCGTTCAGGGTGGTGAGAAAGTTGTGGTTGGCTCCGCTGCCGGGCATCAGGCATACCCTGACTTAGGTCCCGGAGCCTTGGTGGCGACTCCTTTGAGGGTCGACAGAGAAGGTGAAGGCGCTTGGGACGCCTGGAGCATACCATCAATTCGTTGCTTGAGGGCGACGGCCTCGGCGCTGCCCGCCGCATAGTTCAGACACTTGGATAGGAGCCGCAGCTCCCGCTCGTCAAATGGGGTCACGGTGCACCATCCTTTCCGTTAGGCAATTCGATTCACAAAACCAGACATATTGAGCACGTTGGTGGTGCCCGCGAAGGCTCGCACCACCAGGCCGGTGGCCAGGATGATGCCCGGCACCACCAGGATCGGCGGGCTGTTGGCCGGGATGCTCAGACTCTTGACCATATGGTCTGCAGGATCGGAGACTCCTCCCCACTCGATGGTCAGGTTCACCGCAGCCGCAGAGGCGTTGGAGACCCACAACCAGATCTCGTCCGTGCCCCCGGAGGTGTGCAGCAGGGTACCAGCCGTAGCTGTGGCGGCCACGGGGATGACCTGGCCGTCCGCCGAGCCGCCGGAAAGATGCAATTTGCTATAGGTTGCCATTTATCGCACTCCAAAAATCTGTGTCGCCAGAACGTCCGCCGCCTGGATCTCGAACTCTTCCGCCCGCTGCTGGATGCTCATGTTGCCCCCGGCCTTCAGGCGGGGGATCAACGGTTGCCTTCTTCCCAGACTCTGCCCGGCGAGAATGTTTTGATCGGACTCCGGGGCAAAGCCTGCTGCGGCCACTTCGTATTCGTCCGCTCGACGGGTCAGGGTGACGTTGGCCCCCTGCTTCAGACGGGGAATCTCCGGGGTTCTTCGCCCCATGCTCTGGCCTTCGAGCACATCTCCACCACCGCTGCCGCTGGCCGCGATCTCGAACTCATCGGCTCGCTGGGTGAGGGTGACGCCGGTTCCGGCCTTCAGCCGGGGGACCAACGGCATACGGCGGCCATGGATCTGATTGACCAGGAGATTCTGATCGGAGTCGAAGCCGTTGCCCGAAACAACCATCTGAAGGATGTCTCCGGTCTGCCCGGCGACACCGACTGCTCCGGCTGTCCCAGTTCCACTGCCCGTTCCCCCGGCTCCTCCTGATCCTCCTGCCACGTTCAAACTTCCACTACCTGAGTAGGTCTCATACATGAGCATGAGAGCGCCGCCACCACCACCTCCACCTCCGCCACCTCCGCCACAGTTCCCTAAAGTTGGAGTCCCACCATTTCCGCCATTGCCTCCAATCGCTTTTAATTCCCCATTATTGACGATGGTCCTAGCGCTGATGTAGATCACTCCACCGCCACCACCACCTCCGCCACCCTTTCCACCAGCGTTCACTCCATCTCCCGAAGCTCCACCTCCACCGGCTCCGCCTGATCCCCCCCGAAGCCCAAAGATGCCCGTGGAAGTTGCGGCAACCATAGGGGGCATAGGAAAGCTTCGAGACCCACGCTGAACGATTCCCGTAGCACGGGCGCCACCGGCGCCGCCCGCTCCCGGAACACCTGAGGGTCCATCACCACCAAGTCCTCCAGCACCACCAGAAGCCCATGACTGACTTGTAGTGGTAGCGTCCGCTCCGCCCTGCCCAACGGCGCCGTTGGTTGTGGTACCGTTTCCTCCGTCCCCACCCTGGTAACCTGAAATGCCCATCAACCCGACAGCACCAAGACCGTTACTTCCGCCCGATGACCCTACCCCGCCGTCGCTTCCGTTGATAAACTGACTAATACCACTGGACGTGCTGACGATTCTTCCGGTGGCTTCAATGGTGAGAGTACCCGAAACAAAAATCAACATTCCCTGATGACACAATGTAGCCCCCGCAGCAATCGTCAAGTTGCGATAATAATGCGTTCTCGCAATGACCTCCGTCCCGGTCACGGTGTAATCGCCGTCTATCCCATCGCCAAACATGAAGGGGATGTTGGCGATGCCCTGGGCGTTGATGGTGAACTCGTCGGCCTGCTGAAAAATGACGATCTGATTGCCGGCCTTGAGCCGGGGAATGAGCGGGCTTCTTCTTCCCATGACCTGGCCTTCGAGCACGTCGCCCCCGCCGCCGCCGCTGGAGGCGATCTCGAACTCGTCCGCCCGTCGGGTGATGGTGATGTTGCTGCCCGCCTTGAGCCGGGGAATCGTCTCCCGCAGATGATCGAAGACCTGGCTCTCCAGCACGGTTATCCCGTCGTCGCCCGGGGGACCGGGCTGGCCACCGCCGGCCATCACGGCCGACAGCAGGCGATGCAGGTGGCGAAACTCCGCATCGATGGAGGGCTGGTCATGGTGGCTGTTGTGCAGCAGGGCCATCCGTGGCTCTCGGCTTTCCGCGGGGGTGTCCGATGGGCAGCCGCTGGCGATAGACCGGCGCTTCCGCCGCGGCCAGGTCCAGGGTGCCGCCGTGCGTGGATGGTATCAGGTTTGTTTTCAGGAGGGTATCGATCAGCCAGAGGCGGAAGGAATCCTCCTCCAGGTCCAGCACGTCGATGTCGCCGACCGAACCGTCCGTGGTCTGCCCCTTGACGATCACCGTTCCTCGACGCATGGGCTTCTTCTTTGGTTGGTCAAAAATCCAACAACAATAATAAGGGCTGTGAATTGTGTGATATCTTGGCTAGTGTCTTCTCGTCGACGCACCAGACTACATTGGGTGGTGTGTACTTGTTTTCGCTCACCAACATGTCGTAGGACTCCTCCTTCGAGATATCACAGGCGGCTGTGCATACTTTTGTGAAATCTTGGGGGTTTGTTAACAGGAAGAGCGCCCCACGGCTATTTTCACAGGCGAATCGCACGGATTTCACAGAAAAACTCACAGGATATCACAGGTCATTCACAGGCTGTAACGCCCAAAAAAGCGGGGCGGGTCAGCGGCCTTTGCTCCGCCTTCCCGCCCCGCAAGGCTTACAGAAACAACCTTCACGGGACGTTGTCGATCACCCACTGTTCCCACTCCCGCAGCTGGCGGATGATCTTCCAGTGCGTATCCGACCGCACCCGCACGGCCACCCGGGTCCGGGTCACCGCCGAGCTGCTCGGGGCGGGAGTCGGATCGGGCGGAGGCGGATGGTTGCAGCAGCAACAGCAGGCGCAGCACGGGCGGCACTCACAACAGCCGCAGCGGCCGCGGGGACATCGACAACGACAATGCACTCGTCGCATGGAACCCGCCTTCCTCAATTAGCGCAGGCGATGGCCCGTGTTGGGGTCAAACTTCGGTCCCTTGGTCTTCACCCGGGCGACGTTGGAGAATCCGCGGCGCATCATCGTGGGGGCCACTTCCGGATCGTTGTCCGTCCAGATGCACACCACCTGCTCGCCGTCGACCGTGGCCAGCGCCGGAACCATGTCCGCAATGATCTGCCCGGCGTCGGCCAGGCTGACGATGTCCGTCTTGTTCCAGAAGCCGGCGTTGATGATCCCCGGACCATCGAGACCATCGGTGGGATCCAGGCCGTTTTCGATCATGGCGGAGGCCACGTGGCGGTGGGTCAGCTTGCTGATCGACTGCTGCTGGCCGGTATCCATGTTGGTCTCCGTGGTGGGCAGGATCTGGCTGTAGCGGATCACGTCGCCGTCCTGGAACGGCTGCTCCGCAAACTGCGAGGGGTCGGGGGTCACGTTCCCGGGCGGAATGATGACCGGCGACACGGGCACGTTGGCCCTGGTGACTTCACTGTGTGACATGGGCGAATCCTTTCAAAAAGACAATCCTGCAGGAGGGGGGAGTGCGAGGGCAACCATGCCCGCGCCTTTGTTTTGCGAGCACTATTGTAGCGTAGAAGCAGGCACGGGAACAACTCATGACGCGGCCCGCACGCAGTCGGGATGGTTGCACAACGTCTGGGTTTCGTCGGTCCAGGAGCACGCCTGGATCATCCCTCCGAAGCCCTCCACAATGCTGCAGGCGTCGTTCTCCATGCAGCCGCACTCCCGGCACACGCCCCGCAGCGGCTTCTTCGCTTCGGGCTCTACGGCCATGCCCGCCTTGCGCCGCCACCCCTCGTAATCGCCACTCTTGCAGTAGTGCAGGCTGCCGGGCCACTCGCGGATGATCTTGCAGGCGGTTTTGTTCCGGATGTGCGACGCGCTCAACAGCTTGCCCGTGCGGTCCTTCATGAACCAGTGCTGGTCCTTGTACTTGATCAGGGCCCCGCCGGCGTGCAGTGCGTCAATGATCGCTTTGCTTCTCATAGAACCTCCCTGGGCCACTGGCGGACGCCGAGCATATTGCACATCGAACGCCCGGCCTTTGGTCCACTCTCCCCGCCCACGATCACCCAGTCCAGCCCGCGATGATGCTGGTGGTCGTACCGTTTCTCTGGATCGTGGATATCCCCGCAGCGGCAGCACATCCGAAGATCGGGGCGGGGTCTGAAGCCGCCGTGGTATGGTTTCTCTTTTCCCTCTAGCCAGTCCAGCCCCTCCTGCGCAGCCTTCAAGTAGTGCCTCCCTCCGGCACACCGTTTCAAGTACTCCCGCATACGCTCCGGCCGCTTGGTGAGCGCCTGCCAGGTGATCCCGGGCGTGCAGGCGAACATGGCGAACATCTTATCCAGGAACTCGTGGGGCACGCCGGGGTGGAACGTGTCGCTCATGTCGTTGACAAACACCATCCACTGCCCGCCGGAGTTGCGGCGGCTGGGGCGGCGACGCCAGCGGAGCGGCTCTGACAGCAGCTCCGGGTGCAACCGGATCTGCCCCGTCCACCTGGGCCCCGCCCCAGTGTGCTCCGCCACCCCCTTGTACTTGTGGGAAAGTCGCAGGCGGGTGGCCGACAGCCTCTCCGCGTAGCAGTTCCGGCACCCTTCGCTCACCCGCGTGCACCCGGTGATGCAGTTGAAGGTGTCGTCGGTCCACTGGATGGAGGCGCTCATCGCCAGCCTACCTTTTCTGCCCACGTTCCGGCGACGAGCGCCTCCCGGTTTGCATCGCACCAGGCACGCCACCCTTGGTTCGTTCTGATGGTTTCTTCTTTGGGTTGCTCGGCGAGCAGCTGATAGGATGTGCTCTCATAGAAGCCCGACTCGGAACGCTTTTGGCACTTGATGTGTGATGGCGCGGCAGTCGATCGATACACAAAAACCTGTTCGGTCGGCTTCACCACGTCGTCGGGCTGGTCCAAGGCATCCCACTCCCCGGTCTTGTGGTTCTTGACCACTCGCAACATGAATGGCGCCCGTCGCAAATCCAGGACGACGCCCTGCGCTGGTCCGTCCAGAAAGGTGGCGCTCATAGTCGCATCCCCACCACCAGACCCAGCAGCACCCACCCGGTCACCCATACAAGCAAAAACGTCTTCGAAACCTTCAATTTATGCTCCTTTTCTGTTCGGCCATGATTTCCTCACCCAGGCGGGTGAGGGCCGCCAGGGCCAGGTTGCGGATCAGGGACACGTCCACGTCGTTCAGGTCCACCAGCATCAGGCGGAAGGCCATGGCGTCCACGGTGTCGGCCAGCTGGCGCTGCAACAGCTCGATCACCTCCGGCGCGGTCTCCTCCCGCAGCACGGTCTTGAGAAACGCCCAGGCGTCAGCGCTGTTTTTCATAGGGATGGAGTGGGTGCGCCAACTCATCGTGTACCGCTCAATTCAGCACCGCATCGGGGTCCGGGCGATCATGCTCACGGATGTGCATGCAGCCCATGTCTCTCCACCATGGCGGCGCCCGATCAGTCGCCTCCGGGATCTTCTTTGCCACGCTCGGCCTGGACTTCCGCCAGGTGATCTTTGCCCGATAGGAGCGGCTTTCTGGCCGCCTTTGTTTTGCCCTTCTTCGGCGGGGTGAGTCTGGTGAGGGGCGCGGGCGGCCTCGCGTACTTCTTGTTGTCCGTCCACCGCCCATGCTTGGAGTCCCAATACGGCTTGCCCGCCGGCTGGGGCGGGCGCGACTCGCTCCCGTCACGGGCCAGGCTTTGCAGGCGCGTCACCGGCTTCTTTGGGGCTGCCTTCTTCTTCGTGGGCTCCTTGACCTTCGGTTTCCCGTCGTAACCGAGGTTCCCCGCTATGCGGCACGCCTCCTGGGCTTTATCCACCTCCTCCAGCAGCGCGTCCCGTGCCCCCTCGATCTTGTCCCGCTCGATCTGCGCCTGCAACCAGGTGCGTTCCCAGAAGGAGCACGACTCCTTCGCCCTCTTGTGAGTCTCCTGGTGATTTTTCAATTGCCAGTCGTTGAAACAATTGCACCCGCACTCCGGGCAGGCGACGCGCGTTCTCTGGAAGGGTCTCATGTTTATCTCCTTTGGGGCATCTCCTCCCCGCGCGGCGCCCGCACGGGGTTACTTCGCTTCGAACAGGGGCAGGCGATCCTCGGTGGCCGCGGCGATCAGCTCGGCGGTGATCCGCTTGAACCGCTTGCGCAGCCCGGCCAGCTCCTTAGCCTTGTCGCGGATCTCGTCCTGCAGGTGCTCCATCTCCTTGCCGCAGCGGATCCACGCCGAGCGCTGGCGCTCGTCCGCTGTGTGGCTGTTGGTGTCGATGTGGGTCTTGAAATGCGTCCTGGATGGCCGGGCCATAAAACCTCCTACACCGCCAGCTTGGCGGCGATGATCCTGCGGTACTTGGTCACGGTCGCGTCGCTGAAGCCCACGAGCTGGCTTGCTGCGAACGCCGGCAGGATGGGGTCACACACCAGCGTGTCGAGCAGCTCGACCAGGGCCTCCCGATACGCCGCCTTCATCACCTGGCCGTGATTGGCCAAAGGATCGTCCAGACCCAGCTCCCCCCATATGTCGGACTTGGCCTGTCCTAGAACCATACGCAGGGTTGAATTCCACGGCTCCAGCCACTTGCCGATTCCCTGCTGATCGTCCGCGTAGACGTCGGAACGCCCGCAAAGGCGCTCAAGGGGCGATGCGTTCGCGTTTGGCTTTGGCGGTGGCGCGGGAGATGGCGGACTGCTCAACGGTGGATTCGGTGATGGGCTTTTCTCGGTCGCTCTTGTAGCGGTTGTAGAACTCGATGAGCTTGACGGCGCGACGCCCGTTTCGCTCACCAAGCGACTCATGGACTGCGTCGTAAGCCGCGGATTTGTTTGCATAACTCCGAGTTATACGGATTCCAAAGACCTCTTTCAAGAGCACGGGGATAAATTCTTCCCCGGATTCTCCGGTCGCCGCCCGGAAGATACGCAGCACCCCCTTGCGGGCGATGGTGGGGACCGGGGCGGACTCCCAGGCAACGTACTTGGCCGCCGACCACGCCGAGGAGGCGGCGCTGCTGTCGTCGATCACGTCCTGCCCAGTCCATAGGGAGCGGTTGAACATCACCTCCAGGGACGGCTTCACGAACGGCTGGGAGAACAGGAAGGGCACGCCGACGCCTCCGGGTCCGGTCGCGGTGCGGAAGTCGCTGGCCAAAGGCATGATCCAGCGCATGTCCCAGGTGCGCAGCAGGCCGTCGCTTCCCCGCCAGGGCATGATCGGCTGGAAGTAGCGATCGATCGACCCCTGCACAAAACCCAGCGGGCCCTTGGGACTGCGCTGGCGGTCGGTGTCCAGGATGGTCATCTCCTCGTCGGTGACCCCGAGCATGATCTTGCTGGCGAAGTTGAGGATGCCGGGGACAGCGTACAGGGCCATGACCCGCATGGGATGCTCCCGGGCGGCCTTGATGGTGATCTTCACCATCTGATCGGGGAAGGCGATGAAGGGGTCGCCGATGGGGCTCTTGCGCAGCTTCTTGGCCCACTTCCCTAAGCGATCGTAGTTTTGGGTGTAGCGCAGCTGCTCGATGGCCCAGGCGTGGGGCAGGCCGCGCATTTCCGTGTCGCGGATGTAGCTGGCCACCTTGGTGACGTCGTCGATGAAGGAGTAGCCGGCGGAGAGGGCTCGGTTGAGGCGCTTCAGGCCGGCGTACAGCTGGGCCACGGCCCCGCTGATGGTGTTTTTGGGGTTGGAGAGGAAGGCCAAGTACTTGGAAACATCGTCGCGGTCCCACCCACCGGTCAGCTCGTTGGACTTCATCAGCCGGGCGATGGTGGGGTTGTTGATCCCCTCCTTGATCCGTTTGGCGGCGTCCACGAACGTGCTGCGGTGGGTGAGGGGGTTGAGCCCCAGGTAAATCCAGATCGCGTTCTGCCCCAGCAGGTTGTTCATCCAGGTCTTGGCCGAGTACAGCACCGTCGCGGCCTTGAAGATGTTCAGAAAGATGTCCCACACCTGGGAGAGGACGCCGGTCATGACCTGCTCCTCCTGCATCAGGTTGTACCAGACCGCCTCGGGCACATAGAGATTGGCCAGCTCGCCCAGGGCCTCGGAGTCCTTCACCCGCACGTAATGGAAGCGGTCCTCCTCGGGCAGTTCGAGATATTCTTCCTGGGATAGCCCCACGGTTGTGGCCAGCTGGTGAAACAGCTCCATGTGCGACAGGTTGGTGGCCATGTCCACGATCGAGCGGGTGAGCAGGACGCGAAGATCCCGCACCGGCCCCAGGTGCTCGACGGTGTCGGCGCCAATGGGGGCCATGACGATCACCTTCTGCAGGATGGACTGCCCGTACTTCTCCCGTCCCGCCTCCCGCTCCCGCTCCATGCGTTCGAACGCGGCGTCGGAATCCGGGGTCTGCCAGATATCCCCGTTCGCCAGGCGGACGCTCCACAGCTCCTCGTCCGATCGTTTGAATTTGAACATGCCCATCTTGATCCGCGGGCCGGCCAAACGGTTTTCTACGGACCGGATCAGCTTAGGCTGCTGCATCATGTGGTACAGCCGGCGGACGTAGGCTCCGCCTTTCGACTGCCGCAGCTTCACGATCTCCTCGAAGTTCACCAGGCCGCCGGCCTTGGCCTGCACCAGGAGATGCGGGCGATTGAGCAGATGGTCGGTGAGGGTGTCCATCACCTCTTTGTAGTTGTCGAACCAGGCCTGCATGGCCGGGGTGAGACTGTAGTAATCCGACTTGCCTCGCAGCACGTCCTCGATCGCCTGGTGCTCGGTGAGGGCGGCGACGTCGAAGGCCTCGTCCGCGTCCCAGGTCCCGACGGTCTCCTTCTGCAGGTCCATGAGCCGCTTGCCAAGATCCTGGCGGCGGTCCTGTCGCTGGAAGGGTTTGATCTCCTCCTCGTACACTTTGCGCATGTCCGCCGGCAGGGTCTCGGCCCTGGTCTCCCCGTCGATCACGGAGTCCATCAGCCGCCAGGCGGATTTGGGCCAGGGCTTGCCCTCGTGTTTCTTGCGTACCGCGGCCACGTGGCGGTTGAGTCGCTCGTTGAGATTTCGTGCCACCTCGGTGTGGTAGCGTTTCATGCCCCGGGCCCACTGGAACAGATCCCGCTCCGGGGCGGCCAGCTTCCACTCCGCGTCGTACAGCCCGCGGCCGAAAAAGTCGCTGCGTCTCTGCCCCTCGACGGTCTTCATGTTCTTGAGCCGGCCTACGATGCGATCCCATTGGCGGCCGTACTCCGCCTGGGCCCGCTCCATGATCCCGGTGGGGTCGGGGATGGCCGCTTGCGTGGCGCCCATACCAAACAGGGGCTCGTGCCAGTGCTCCCGCATCCAGCCCCGTTGCTCCGGGGTGAGGTGGTCGGGGAGCAGGCTTTCCTTGGTGGGCGGAAAGCCGGGCAGGTCGGAGGCCCCGCCGCCGGCGGTACCGGGTTCGTTGCCGTCTTCGTCCTCCTCCTTGCCGTCGTCCTGGGCGGCGTGCCCCTGGGCCTGGTTCGCGTTCTTCTCCGCCTCCTTGGCGATCAGGTCGGCCAGCACGCGGACCCGGCCGGCGATCTCGTCCATCTCCTTCTGCTTGCCGAAGGGCTTGTCCACCGTCTTATCGATCTCGGTCAGCTCCTCCTTGAGGGCGGCCAGGCGGCGAGTGAAGGATTCCGGGGCGATGTCGTCCAGCTCGTGGGCGAAGGTGGTGATCCAGTGGCGCATCGCCCCTTCCGTGGGGTTGGCCGCAGCGTCCCAGGCCAGCCAGTTGCCCAGGCGGATCCCGGCCTGGTCCAGGAACTTCTGCAGGTCGCCCTTGTCCGGGGGCAGGACCACGGAGACCAGGGCCTTCAGGTTGCGATCGCCCCAGGAGACCATGTACTGCAGGTTCACCGCCAGGCCGCGGTATTGTCCCACCTTGCGCTTGTCCGTGTCGTTCATGCGTTTGGTGATGTCGAACAACGCCTTGCCCGCGTCGGTGTGCTTCTCATAGGTGGTGTTGCCGATGTCCATAAGGAACGGGCTCGCCGGCGGGAGGGTGGCGGCCCACTCCTGGAACTTCTTCGCCTTGGGGATCAGCTCAGAAACCCGCTTGATCTCCGCCTTGGTGTGCACCTGCTGGTTGCGCAGCTTCATCTGCGCGTCGCGGTGGTACCGGCTCTCACCCTGCAGGCGGTTGAGGTTGTGCGACAGCGTGGTCCACTCCAGAACCGCCTTGTTCTCCGAGCCCGCGGCCATGGCCATTTCGAACGCCAGGGTCTCGGTGTCCACGTCCTCGATCTCGTCGGCGTCGAGCTTGCCCGACAGAAACTCTGTGTTGGTCTTGTGCTTGGCGGCCAGCAGGGAGTACATGAACTCGTCGGCCATGCCCTTGGCCACGTAGCGGTACAACTTCACCTCTTTGTTGCGGTTGCCCGAGCGGATGCTGCGGCCCCGCACCTGCTCCAGCGTGCCCGGCTCCCAGGCGGCCTCCAGCTCGTGGGAGGCGATGACCCGCTCCTGCACATTGACTCCCTGCCCCATCTTCTTCATCGAGCCCAGCAGGATGCGGATTTCTCCGGCGTTGACCCGATCGAACAGGGCGGCTTTCTGAGCGTCGTTCTTCGCGTCGTAGATGGTGGCGATCTCGTCGCGATCCACCCCGCCGTCCACCAGCTTCTTGATCATGGCGTCGTAGGTGGAAAACATCGTCTTCTTTCCCGGCGCCCCCTGGTTGATGAACACCAGCTGGGTGAGGCGATCGGCGGCCGTCTCTTTGTGGATCCGCACGATGTTGTTGGCCGCCGACGTCAGTTTGTTCCCCGGCTCCTCGGGGTTGTTGGGGTACAGCAGGCGCATGTCCAGGGAGGCCTTCTTCTCGTCGGTGATGACGCTGAGGATGATGTCGTCGCCGGGCTGGGGCGGCTTGCCCCCTCTGGCCTTGATCGCTTCGCGGCGCTGGCGGATGACCTTCTGGTAGGCCTTCTGGCCCGGGGTGACCTCCAGGGCCACCACTTCGTAGCTGCGCTTGCCTTCGCTGTTCTCCGCCACGACGGGGATATCCCCGCCGGCCTCCTGCACCACCCGCACCACTTCCTCGTGGGGCGCCACGTGGGTGATCTTGTCCCACAGACCGTACAGCCCGCTGAGGTTCATGAACTTCCGCAGGCGGGTGACCATCTTGTATTCCTGGGCGACGTTCTCCAGCTTGGGGGCGGCCACCGCAAACATACGCACCCAGTCGTCGAAGGAGGCGATGCCCTGGGCCTTGAGCACATCTGGCTGCAGGTAGCGCTGCATGGTGTAGATTTCGCTGATGGAGTTGTTCACTGGCGTGCCAGTGAAGAAGGTGAGCCCTCGCCCATTCTGCAACCGGCTGACAAACCGGGCCTTCATGTACAAGTCCAGGGTGATCTGGTTGCCGGCGGGGTTGCCCAGGCCGCGGACGTTCTCGATCTGCGTGGCGAACTGCAGGTTCTTCACCTTGTGGGCTTCGTCGTACATGATCCAGTCGATGCCCAACTCCTCGAAGGGCAGGGACGCGGTCTTCTTGGTCTGCTCCACTTTCTCCTTCAGGCGGGCCAGCAGGTTGTCGCGGGCGGCCTCCATCTTCTTCACCGACCGCTGGCTGGCCTTGCTGGCGTCGGCCTCGGCGATGGCGTCCTCCATGTCCTTGATCATTTCTCCGTAGAACTCGGTGAGGGTCGCTTCCGAGACGGGCAGCATGGTGAACTGCTGGTGGGGGATGACGAACACGGTTTTTTCGGCGATGGCCACCTTGGCCAACGTCTTCGCCCGCATCATGCCGCTCAGGTCGTTGGTGGAGATGGCCACGAACTGGGCGCCGGGGTAGAGCGTGCGGGCGCTCTTGATGAACTGGTTGAGCGTGGCTCGATCGACCACGATGGCCACCTTGCGGGCCAGGCCCAGGCGGATCGCCTCCATGGCCGCGGCCGTGGCCGTGTACGTCTTCCCCCCGCCCACCGCGGTGTAGATCAGCGTGTTGTAGGGGCTGGACAGAACGCGGCTGACGCCGTCCTTCTGGTACCCGCGAAGCTTGATCGCCGGATTGGAGCCCGGCAGGGAGAGGTGCGAGCCGTCGTACTTCTTGGGCACCCAGCTGTTGAACGTGTCGTTGTACTCGCGAAGCAGCTGCGGTCCCCACTTGGGATGGGCCCACACCCAGGTCTCGAAATGGGCTTTGATCTCCTCCAGCTTACTCTTGGCCGCGTCACTGGCCGGCGTGTCCAGGTACCGGCTGCCGTCGGCGTTCCTGCGCAACACCTTGGGGGTCTTCATGTTCAGCTCGTCGTCGAGCAGCTCGGCGGTGTTGTAATCGGGCGTGCCCCAGGTCTCCTGGCTCGCAGCGGTTCCCCCCGCACCGGAGGCGGCCACAGTCCATCGCCCGGTCGCGCTCGAGCGTCGAATGCTGATCGAGCGGCGGTTGCCGATCATGGAGGCCAGGAATTCCTCCAGCAGCTTGGCGGGGATCCACGGGGCGCCGATCGCCGTGCGGATCCGGGACGCGGGCAGGTCCGCGGGCTGGGCGGCTTTGAGGGCCTCGACGTTGCGGGCGTACTGCTTGGCATCGGCCTTGGCCAGGGCCTCGGCTTCCTTCAGCTTCTCACGCACGTTGCCGCTCAGGTAGTCGGCCGTGGCCACGATCTCATCGCCAGGCAGGGGGAAGGCCAGACCCTCGTTGATCAGGCGGACGCGGGCCGCGGCGGCGTCGATGCCCAGCAGCTCGCCGATGCGCTCCAGGTCGATCTGGGCGCTTTCGTCCAGGCTGATGTTCAGGGCGTCGCCGGTGGTCTCCGCGGCGGTGGGCCGCTGGTAGGCGTCGAGCATGCGGCGGGTGAAGTACTCGCTCTTTTCCGCCTTGCGCGTCTTGGGGTCGTACTTTTCCAGCTGGGTGAGCAGCGAGAGGGTGAACACGTCGCTTTCCAGCAGGGTGGTGTTCTGGTTGCTATGCAGGGGGGTGAGCTTGGCCCGGGCCATGGCGTCGTATTTCCGGTTCAGCTCCTTCTGCAGCTCCGGCAGCCGGGTATCGCCTTTGGGGTCGATCGAGGCGCGAAGCAGCTCCTGCATGGTGGTGCGCAGATCCACCATGGCCTTCAATCGCTTGATGGCCGTCTCCCCCTCCTCGGCCCGGATGATGGACTCGACGTTGGTGGCCGCGTCGCCGCGCCGCCCCGCCTGGCGCAGGGTCCCGTCCTCGCTGGTGAAGAAGGCTCCGGGCGGCAGGTTCTTGGGACTGGGCACCATGTCCATCACGTCGTCGATGCGCGTGAGGGCTTCGGCCCGCTTGCCGAAGATATCTGCGGGCAGATGGGCTAGTGCGGCGTTCAGGTCCTTGGCCAGGTCGAAGTTGGGCGGGGCCTCGACGATCGTTTCGGTGGGTCCTTCTTCCCCGGCGCTGTACAGGCTTCCCGCTTTGATCTCGCCCAGCACCATTTCCGGGCGGTTCTGGAAATACTCGTTGATCACCTTGCCGGGCAGGGGCTCGTAGGGGCGGCTGTTGACCCAGGCCTCTCCGCCGGCGGGCTCGTCCTTGCCCCGCTTCTTCAGAAAGATGATGTCGGTGGTGACTTTGGTACCGGGGAGGGAGTCTTCGTTGAGTCGCACCGCTCCGACCAGGTCGGCCCGCTCGGCGATGTACACGCGGAACCGAGCATCCAGCTTATCCATCGTCCCCTTGGTGGTGATAAAGGCAACCAGTCCGCCGGGGCGGACCAGATCCAGGGATCGTACAAAAAAGTAGTCGTGAATGAACTGCCGCAGCCACTTGGGATAGCGTTTGTCATGGATGAACAGGTCTCCAAAGGGAACGTTGCTCACCGCCAGGTCGAAGTAGTTTTTGGGAAGGGCCGCTTCCTCAAATGGTGTGTGCTCCACCATCGACGCGGGGTACAACGCCTTGGCGATCGCCGCGGTGATGTTGTCCTTCTCGATCAGGGCCCGCTGCGAGTTGTTGGCCAGGTGCACGGGCTGCAGTCCGAACCAGTGCCCCACACCGCCCGATGGTTCCAGCACCTTGCCCCCGCGGAACCCCATCTTGTGCAGGGCCTCCCACACGCCGGTGACGATCGCCGGCGGGGTGTACATGGCGTTCTTGGTGGAGCTGCTGGCCGCCTTCCACTCCTCGGATGTGAGCAGCTCATCCAGCTCGGCGAATTCTTTCTGCCAGCCCTTGTCGTTGCTGTAGCGGTTGCGGCCGTCGAAGGGCTCAGGCACCGAGCCCCACCCCTGGTAGCGCGACAGGATGGCCCGCTCCTCCTGCGTGGCGGCCCGTTCGCGGCCCTCCTCCTTCAGCTTCTTCGCCAGGCGGATCGCGTCTACGTTGCGTCGGAAGATGGTTTTGGATGGGTTTTTGCCGGCGGCGAACAGGTTGGCGGGGTCGCTGATGACGTAGTCGGTGACGCCGGCCTTGTCGATCGAGTGGTCGATGGAGGCGGGCGTGGTTGGCGGTTGTTCTGCTGGAGCTTCCGCACCCGCTTCTCCTGCACCGCGTAAAACCGATGGCACTTGCTGCTCATTTACAGCTCCGGCGGCGGATCTACCGCCAGCACGTCGATCAGCTTCTCGACGTGTGTCCAGAGGGTCCATGTCGCCAGTGTTTGCCGCCGGCTGGCCCCCTTCGCGTTCGCTTGATCCAGCAGAGGCTGCAGGCTCGCCAGTGCGTTTCTCAGGGTTTTGGTTGCGTTGCCTATTTGCTTCGGCTCGCCCATCTCCTGCTGTGCCTGTTCGAATGTTACCGCCATCGTCTACTCCTCCTCGTTCGCCGGCGGGGGCACGTGGATGTACTCGCTGGCCACGGTCTCGTACGCCTGGTCCGCCGGCATCCCCTGCTCGATCAGCTGCCCCAGGCGGTCTTTCGCCTTCCGCTGCAGGTCCCAGGCCCACAGGTGCAACGTCCCCGCGGCCTCCATCTCCCTCAAGAATCCCGCGTTGACGTCCCGGGCCACCCGGATCGCTTCGAGTCCCATCGGGCCCAGTCGCTCCTTGGCTTCCTGGTCGGTCTTCGGCGGCGCCGGTTTGTCGCTCATCGGTTTCTGCTTTCTGCTTTATGCTTTCCGCTTTCTCAATTATAGCGGGTTTTTCGGCGTTACTCAAGGACTGCAACTGCTGCTCGATCCGGTCCATCAGGTCGCCGGCTTCGTTCAGTCGTTCGCTGGATTTCAGGAACTCATCGTCGCCGATGCGCTTCGCTCGATACTGCGCCGTCACAGCCAGGTGGCGGGAACTCTCGGTGCGAAATTGTTCCAGGGCCTTGTTGTACAGGGCTTGCAGTTTCCCGCGTTCGCTCTGCGTCTTCTGCCCGGCGACGATCTGCGCGTCCGATGGGGGGCGGACCACTTCCTCCTTGCCCCCGAATATGGGCTTGATGATCAGGTCGCCGGCGGGTTGCTTAGGAGCTGCTCCGCGCTCGCGTCCGCCGTCGTCGGCTCGCCCGGGTTTCCCAATGGGGCCAGCTGGGCGATCCGCCTCCGCCGGAACTTCTCCTCGTCGTAGGTCAGCTTCACGCTCTGCCGCAGGAGCTGCTGCTGGGCTGGGTCCTCCACCTCCCGTCTCACGTACCGCCCGTTCTTTCTCTCCAACAGGGCTAATCGTCTCGCCTGCCGGTCCTCCCGTTTCAGCTTTCGTTCCGATCGTCTCACCGGGGGTCTCCTTCTTCTTGTTGGCCAAACGGGCAGCCTCGGCCTCCGCGGCCGTGGGGAACACGTATCGATCGACATACAGCTGCGTGCCGTAGGTGAAGCTGTGTCGTTTTCCGTCGGCGGTCTCGATGGTTGTAGCAGACCCGTCAGGGCGATTGCCGATAACCTTCTGTACCGTCTCCTCTGGTCCACCTTCCCCGCTGGCCAGCCCCTTGATGACGTCTCCGCTTCGCAGCTCCTCGGCGTCCAGCTTCACCCGCTTAGTGTCCGTAATTGCTGGCGGCTTCGGCCCTTCTGGCGTTTTTGAATAATCCGGCGGAATAGAATCCGGAATAATCTGCGCTGGTTTTTCAACTTCTGGGGCGACGTTAGGCTCATCAATGATTAGGGGCGGACGTGCACCAAAGAGTGAAGCCTGGGCCACGCGTTTGACGTCTTCCACGCTATGAATCTGCCCGGCGTCATAGGCCGCCTTGACGGCTTGATCCTCTGGGCTCTGGTACTTGCCCGGGGACGGCAGCTTGCCCTTCTGCAGGCGGTCGAAGATGGAGACATACAGGCCCTCGGCGATGCCTTTGCCTATGTCACCCACCCCTTGTGAAATGTCCTCTACCGGGTTGCCGTCCGATAAGGTTTCTTCTGTGTCGCTCGCACTTGTGGATGTTCCACGTGGAACCACCACCAGTTGTGTCCCCTCATGCGGAAACGGTTCCGACGGCTTTGTAACAACCTGCTGAGTTGGCCCTAGTTGGGATGAGTTAGTACCAGTTGCCATGAGTTGGTCGAGCTTCTCCTGGAAGTCCGGTCCCAGGGGCTGGCTCGGCGTGGCGTTCGGAAAGTGCATGTTGGGCTGGTCGGGGATGTCCGCTTCGCCGGGTCCCGGAGGCTGTTGTGCTGGTCGTGGAAACTCCCGCGACTCCGGCACCAGGGCGGAGGCTCCCAGGGTGACCGCTCCGGGGATGAGGAACCCGGCGAACTCCGCCGTAAGTTGCCCGCCGGTCGGAGCTTGGAAGTTACGTAAGGCGCTCTTATCCCCGCCGCGTTCGATGACCGCCTTGGCGGCGGCCTCCATCAGCTCGGCAACGCGCTCTTCCCCGATCTCCTCAAACGGCTGGTTGTAGCCCACCTCTCGCAGATGATGCCAGGCGGCCTGCATGGTCGCGTACTTGTTCGGAAATCGTTCGACCAGATCGGCGGCGATCGATGCCCGCGTGGCCGCCATCCACTCGGCGGCTTTCTCCGCCGGCACGCCGATGACCCGGACGCCGGGCAGGTGGGCGCCCGCTCGACCCAGGGCCGCTCCGGCCTTCCCCACCTTGCTGACCAGGTGACCGACCGCCTTGCCGGTGTACTCGCTGTACACCTGGATGGTCGCGTTGATGCCGGAATCACGCAGGGCGCCCAGGAAGGGCTGTCCGGGCGTCTTGATCGCCCCTTCGATCACTTCGTCGTCGCCAGGCCTCAGCTCGAAGCCTGGGAGGGTTCTACGTAGCGTGTCGGCCGTGGTGGCCACGGCGATGTTGGGCAGTCCGCGTTGGGCGGTTTCCACTCCGGCTTTCGCCAGGGTCGAGACGATGCCCTTCTCCGTGGCTTTGCCGGCCATCTTCCGCATGGCCGAGACCGCGGCGGCGCTGGCCTCCTTACCCACCAGCTTGCCGGCGATCTTCTCGGCGCCTTTCACGCCGGCGCGGGTGATCGCTCCGCCGGTGGCCAGCTCGCCCATGAATGGGACGCTCTGGCTGGGGATCTTGGCCACCATGCCGCCCCAGGTTGTGCCGCGGCTTTCCTTGGCCATGCGCTCCTGCAGCTGGGTGAGGGTTTCGAAGTCGGCCATCGTTCCCTCGCCGCGGGTAACGCGGCCCAGGGCCCGGTGCACCTTGACCAGCTCGACCGCGGTGAGGGCCGACTCCATGTAGGGGAGCTTTTCGAGCAGGCCGCGGGGCGTCTTCCATTCCTCCTGCATGACGTCGCCGAAGCCGGCGGGCCGGGGGAGTGCGTCAAGTGCCTCAAGGCCGTACCGGCGGCGGAACACGTTGGTGAAACGGAGCTTCGCTTGGTCGCTTTGCAGGTTGGCGAATCCCGGATGCTCCCGGGCCTCCAGCTCCGCCTGGGCGGCGAAGGAGCGCTCGGCAACTTCCTCCTCGGGCGTCTTGGGAACGATAGCCCGGCCTAGTTTACTCAGGGTCCGTCGAATCAGGCCGGGGCGATCTTCCCGCGGCCCTACCGATGGCATTCCGCCTGGACTAGTTCCTGCCTGGGCCGGCGGCCAGGCGGCCATGGGACCGGGCGGGGGTGCGGACTGGAGTGAGTCCGCAGAAATCCCCGTCGCTGGTCCACGTCCAAAGAATCCGTCTCGCAGTTGATCGAAGCTGCGCCCCATCGGCGTGTCGATGGCCAGGGGCGGGCGGCCGCCGTAATCGGCGGGTGGTGCACCGTGCTGGTGCATGGTGGTGCGATCTGCACCGTGCTGGTGCATGGTGGTGCGATCTGCACCGTGCTGGTGCATGGTGGTGCGATCTGCACCGTTCGGATGCGGGGTGTCGATGAGTAGCGGGGGGCGCTGCCCGTAGTCGCGGGCGACCGTATCCGCGGCGAGATCATCCAGGGGATTGGGCACGGGGGTTATCCTCCACCGCGTCCGCGCTGTGCGTCAAGTTCCTCGGGATCCATGAGCAGCCCGAGGTACTCATTGGCCGCCTGCTGCGCCTGCTTGACGCGCTGGGCCTTGTGGTCGGGGCTTTCCTCGCCCAGCAGAAATTCCCGGCCCGTCTTCTTCCAGCTGCTCAGGGCCGGCGGATCGAACTTGCCGGCGGCGTAGGCCGCCCGCACCTCGTCGGGGGTTTTGTAGGGCGCCCGGCCCTTGATCGCCTGGCGAAGCAGTTTTCGCTCGGCCGGGCTGGCGGTGGCCATCTGGCTTTGGATGTAGCTGGCGTACTTCTTGAACTGGCCCACCGCGTCGGTCTGCCACTCCGGGGCGTTGGCCAGGCCTTCGCCCAGGACGCTCCCGCCCATGCGCTTGTTGAACTCGCCCTTATCCAGCAGGGAGGCGTCCTTCTCCGGGGTCCGCTTCGCGTCCGCGAGCGTGGCCATGATGTCCGTGGGGCTCTTGCCCTGTCCCTTCTGCTCGGCGATCGCTTCGGCGGTGAGGGCGTTCATGGGGTTGTCGGATCCGGCGCCCGCTCCGCCCTTTCGGGCCAGGGACGCCTTGGCCAGGGCGTCGAGGGGATCGCCCGATTTCGCATACGCCTGGTCGAAGGCCTGCTTGAAGGCCTCCTCCTCGGGGTTCAAGGCCTGCTTCTGATTAAGGCTGGCGTCGCGGTACCGCTTGGTCTCGACCTCTGCCCGATCGGCCCGGGCATTGTCTGCATTCCGGTCTTCGCGGGTGAGCTGGAATTGCCGATCAAACCGCGACTCCTGCTGGGCATAATGGGCCTGCTGCTGCTCGTTCTGCACCGTCTTCACGTATTGCTGATACCCCTGGTCGAGCAGGCGCAGCTCCCGTTTGCTGGCGTAGGGCTTTCCGGCCAGATTGGGCATGAACTTGGCCGCCCACTCCGGGGGGCTCAGTAGACGTGGCCCTGCTGAGACTCCCGGAGTGTACGCTGTCGCGTCCGCGGGGGCATTGGCAGGCATGTTGCCATACCCCCCCATCGCTACGGGTTCATTTTGGGTCGGGGGCATACTGGCGGGGCTTGGGGCTCCCGCCGGCGTCCCGGATGGAGGTAGACTATTGGGGGTTGGCGGTCCCGCGGCCATCAGGCGCTGGCGATACATGGCGTCGCGTTCCCGGGCCACGCTCTGCATGGCCAGCTGGCGCATGGGGGTTTCGCCGGCCACGTCGGTAATGAAGCCGCTGCCCGGCGGGGGCAAATAGCTTTCCCGCGGGGTGAGGTCCATCATGCCCGGCGGCGCCATGGTGGTGGGCGGCATCAATACTGGCTCCGGTTGGGTGACATGCCCATGCCCATGCCGCCGTACTGGTCGAACATCGGGGTTCCGCCGCCTCCGGCCTGCATGGCCGCCTGGTAGTACGGGTTGGGGTTGGTGGGCAGAAACTCGGTGGAGAAGTCCATCAGGGTTCCGCCCAGGGCCGTGCCGCCCGATCCGTCGTTGCCCATGGCGGTGTCGATGGCTCCGCCGGCGGACGCTCCCAGGGCCGAGCCGATCCCGGCGCCGGCCAGCATGGACATGCCGCCGGTGGGCGCTGCGAGCAGGGCTCCGATACCCGCTCCGGCCGCTCCTCCG